GGTCGGGCACCTGCCGCGCCTGTTCGGCGGCCTCGGCCTCGGCCATCACGCGCGCGGCCAGCGCCTCGCGCTCGACCGACAAGGCCGCCTCGTCCCGGGGGACGACCCCCAGCGACACGCTGAACTGGCTGACCAGCCCCTCGGCGTAGCGGGGCGTCACGGTGAGACCGTGTCGGCCGGCGAGCAGGTGGAGCCGGCGCGCCTCCTGCGCCTGCCACCCGGGGTGGCGGTCGGCCTCATGGTCCCAGTGCTGCTCGAAAAACGCGCGCGTGCTGCCGTGCCACGTCCCGGGGCACCGCTCGCAGGAGAACGCCGGCGCCGCCTCGGGCACCGGCGGGGCTGTCTCGGGCGCGTCGTGAATCAGCCGGTCGATCTCGCGGGCGACGAGGTCGCCGGGCGCGGGCACCAGCGCCGTCAGTAGCACGCGCATCTCGCCGGTCCCCAGTAGCGCCTGCGGGCAGTAGGCGCCGGCCTTGTCGGCCATGGCGCGGATCCGCCGGTGGTCGGTGTGGCTGATCCACTTCGCGAAGAGCACCGCGCCGGTGTTGGGCGGGATGGCGCCCTTGGCGACCGCCCGGCTGTTGCTGGGCCAGAAGGCCACCTGCCGGTGCCCGAGGATCATCTCGGGCAGGTTGCCGGGTCGGATGCCCACCAGCAGGATGGTCTGGCCGCGCGCGACCACGTCGGCGATGAAGCGGTCGGGGGTCAGCCCCGACGGCACGTCGGCGAGTCTCACAAGGCACCCCCTGTCGCGCGCTGGGAGGCCGCTAGGCGCGCAGCGGCGAGGCGCTGGCGGTCCACGGTCGTAGACAGGCCCGCGAGGCGGCTAGGCGCCACCGGGGCCGGCTGGGCGATGCCAGCGGACGGCAGCACCGGGCTGGGCCGGCGCGGGTCGACGGGCACCGCCGTCTGGACACGGGCGCCGCAGGCCGGCTTCCCCAGCTGGGGGCCAGCTGGGGCTGGGGCGGGCGCGTCGGGGTGGCCGAACCCGATGCCGATGCCGCCCCGGTCGGGGTGGTGGTCGGCGCAGGTGGCCACCCGGCCGAATCGCTTGTGCTGCGCGGAGAGGGTGGCCCGGCCGTTGTAGCAGCCGAGCACGTAGCAGAGGTTCCCGGTCATCGTCGTCACTCCTCGGAAAGTGGGGGCCGGTCTATAGACCAGCCCCCGGGTCCACTACGCCGCGACCAGTTCGCGGGCCTGCGCCAGCGCGAACGCCTTGAGGTCCGCGTTGCCGCCGAAGATGGCCGACTCGTTGGCGCGCTTGCGGCCGGCGGCCGACTTCGCCTCGGCGGGACGGACGTGGTCGAAGTACTCGGTGACCGCGTTGTAGGCGCCCCACGCGGTCGGGATGCCGTTGGGGTTGGCAAGCTCGGCGCCGACGCCCGACTGCAGCAGTTCGGCGACGGTCGCGCGGCGGTTGCGGACCACGTCCGACAGCTTGCCGCCCTCGGCCGGGAAGACCGCCTCGATGAACGCGACGACTTCGCGCGAGGTCAGCTGGCGCTGCGCGAGGTGCGCGAAGGTCTCGCCCGTGGCGACCAGCGCCGCCGTCAGCGACGACACCAGCTTGGCCGCCGTGTCGAGCTTCGCTTCGACCGACGCCGTGTGGCGCAGCTTGAACACCTTGGCGTGCTGGCCGGCGGCGGCCATGTTGAGCGTGTTCTGGCAGACCACGCGGATGGGCGTCAACGACCCCACGATGCCGACCGAGCCGTCGTGGCCCCACTTGATCAGCGCGTAGCCGTTGACCGTGTCGCCGGTGCCGGTCGGGTCGATGCTCTCGGGCAGCTTGGCGAGCGCCCAGCAGGTGGAGCCACCGGCCAGCGCGCCGGCGACCGCGATGGTGAGACCGAACTGCTCGACCGCTGGGCGCAGCACGTCGAGCGCCTGTGCGTTCTGCACCGGCGTATAGGCCGGGCCGGGGACGCCGAGCACCGCGTTGGTGTCGGTGCGGACGATGGCCTGCGCCTTGTCGGTCGCGCGCCATTCGCCGTGGTGCAGATAGGCGATGCCGCGCGCTTCTACCTCCCACGCGAGGCCGGCGGCGTCGAGGACGAAGTTGAGGTCGGTCGCCTGCGCGGGCGAGATGCGGTTGCCGAAACCGTGCCACGGCGTGGAACCGATGTAGGCGATGGCGGCGCGTCCGGTGCTCTGGTCGATGTTGTCCATGGTGCCCCTCCTCGGGGTGTCGCTGCCGGCGTCCATCGCCGACCGACCCACAGAGTATGCGATAAACCCAACGCTCGTGTCAACCCCCCTGTTTTATTGGGGTTTTGGGGTGGGGCACCGCCGTGTGTTGCAATGCGGACGCAGGTGTGCAACACTGCGTGCCGTGACGAGACTGACCGACGACGATGTGGCGGTGCTGTCGCGCAAGGTGCCCCGGCTGCGGCTGCGAACGGCCGTGCAGCTGGCCGGGACCGACTACGCGACAGTGGCGGCCAAGGCGGGCGTGAGCCGGGCGCATCTGGCCGGCGCCGCGCAGGGCCGACAGGGGCTGTCGCTGACGGCCAAGGTGCGGGTGGCCCGGGTGCTCGGGGTCGCGCCGCGTGTGGTGTGGCCGGCGCTGGAGGCGCTGGCCAACGAGTTGCTGCATGGCGCAGCGGGGAGGCGACGAGGATGACGACGGAGGCGAAGGGGCAGCTGGTGAGCCGGCTGGCGACCGAGGTCGCGCGGCGCGTGGGCGCCGGCGACAAGGCGGTAGTGGTGGGCGGGGAGACCTACACGTTGGCGGCGCCGTTGCTGCGCGACCTCGCGGTCGAGCACGACGTGTCCCCCGAGGAGGCGCGCGCGGTGCTGGTCGACGCGGAGGCCGCCGGGCTGGTAGTGACCTATCACGACCACGACACCGACGCGCCGCTGCTGGTGCGCGCGCTGCTGCTGTAACGACGGGTCGGTGTGCGTCCCCGCCGCTGCCAACTGGGGCACGGCCGGCGTCGGCCGCTGGGAACGGCCGGTGCCGCATCGACAGTTCATCGCGCTCCGTCGGGGACGACGGCGGGGCGTGCTTTCGAGGTCAAGGACATGAGCGAGAACGAACAGGGTCTGGAGCCGACACCGTCGGCGCCCATGACGCGCGTGGTTCCGCCGGCGCCGGCGCGTATGTCGCCGCCACCGGTGGCGCCCGTGCTGCAGAGCAGCGACGAGGTGGCCGGCATCATCGAGGCGCTCTGCAAGGCGCAGGGCAAGTTCGGCACGGTCGCCAAGGACCGCGTGGCCGACATCACCTCGTCGCGCGGAAGCTACAAGTATGGCTACGCCACGCTGGCGTCGGTCATCGCGGCCGTGCGGCCGGCGCTCAACGAGCAGGGCATCGTGTTGGTGCAGTCGGCCAACATTCTCAACGGCGAGCGCGCCGTGCTGCTGCAGGTGGACACGCGCTTCATCCACACGTCGGGCCAGTGGCTCGGCAGCGTGCTGCGCCTGCCGCTGGGCGATGCCACGCCGCAGGGCATGGGGTCGTTGCTGACCTACCTGCGCCGCTACGGCCTCTCGGCGCTCGCCGGCGTGGCGAGTGAAGAGGACGACGACGGACAGGCCGCGCAGCCGCCGACGCCGGCGCAGCGCACCACCGCGCCGCGCGAGCGCAAGCCGGCGCCCCCGACAGGGACGGACCAGTCGTTGGCAGACCGCCGGGCGCAGCAGGAAGCGCCGCCCGAGGTGGCGCCGCCGCCGGTGCTGGAGAACGAACTGCCGGCACGCGAGGCGGCCAAGCCGCGCCCGCCCAAGGTGCAACACCCGGTGGGGCCGACCCCGCCGCGCGAGCCGCTGGCCGGCCCGGGCACCATCACGCAGAAGGACCGCAACCTGCTGTTCAAGACCGCCAGCGCCAACAGCTGGGCCGAGGCTGACGTGAAGAGCCTGCTGCACCAGCTGTTCAAGTACACGTCGACCTCGCAGCTGACGCCAACGCAGCTGGTCGAGGTGCTCGCGTGCATCGAGCGGCCGGCCGAAAACGGCGTGTCGTTCGAAATGCTGGAGGGCCAGCAGGTGCTGGTCGTGAAGCGGTGACCAAGCTGGCGCCCGACAGTGACAGCGCCAAGGTGCTGGTCGAAGTGCCGCGCGCGGCCGTGCCCGACGCCATGACGCTGCCGTGGGCCGAGGTGCTCACGTCAGCCGCGCAGCTGGGCTGGGTCGTCAAGAAGGACGCGAGCCACTTCTGGTGCCGGCCCGACCACGCGCTGCTGCGCGAGGGCAGCGACGAGATGCGCGGGATCCCGGTGCTGTATCACCAGCGATGGTGACGCCGCCGCCGCTGACGTTTGACGAGGCCACGCACACGTTCTGGCGTGGCGTCGAGCGCGTGCCGTCGGTGACGCAGGTCATCAAGGCCGCCGGGCTGGTCAACACCAACCACGCGACGATGTGGGCGCGCGACCGGGGCGTGCGCGTCCACACGGCGCTGCAGGCGCTGGTGACGCAGGACGAGGACGCCGCGCTGGCGCACCTGTGGGAGGACGACCTGCCCTACTTCGCGGCCGGCCAGCGGTGGCTGACGACCGCCGGCGTCGAGGTGCTCGGGGCCGAGGAGTTGGTCGACGGCGGCAGCTACGCGGGGTGGCTCGACCTGCGCTGCCGCATCCGGGGCCATCACCGGCCGGTGGTGGTCGACTTCAAGACCGGCGGCCTGCCCGAGTGGGTGGCGCTGCAGCTGGCGGCCTACGCCGCGCCACTGGGCGTGCCCGGCGGCTGCGACCGGATGGCGGTGCGGCTGCAGGTCGGCGGCGAGCCGCGCGTCGAGGTGTATCGCGGGGTGACGGACTGGGCGGATTTTCGCGCCTGCCTGCGGGTGTGGCAGCTGCAGGCGCGCATGGGGGTGTGGAGTGAGTGAGAACGCTTTAGTGCAGGTGACCCTGCAGCACGCGCTGGCCGAGGACGATCTGGTCACCGATGCGCGCGCGCTGCAGGTGACGGGACCGGAAACGGCCGAGATGGCGGTCGAGTTTCGCGACGGGGTGCAGGCGCTGCTGGACGAGATCGAGGGCGCTTACCGGCCGCACATCAGTCGCGCGCACACGCTGCACAAAGGCCTGTGCGCGGAACTGCGGACGCGGCAGGCGCCGGCGCAGCAGGCGCTGATCATTCTCAACGGCGCGCTGGCGGCCTACGAGATCACGCGCCGGCAGCGGGTCGAGGCGGCCGAGCGCGAGCGGGTGCGGCGCGAGACCGAGGCGGCCATCGAGGAGCGCGAGGCCGAGGCCAAGGCGGTCGAGGCGGTCGACCCGGCGATGGCCGAGGACATCCGCACGGCGCCGCTGGAGCAGTTCGCGATGCCGGGCGTGCCGGTGCCGGCGGTCGAGCAGAAGGCCGCCGGCGTGGCGGTCACCGTGCCCTACGTGGCCGAACTGACCGACCTCGCGGCGCTGGTCGCCTTCGCGCACACGCATCCCGAGATGCTGGCGCTGGTGGTCGCGCCCAACCAAGCGGGCCTCGACCTGCTGGTGAAGCAGCAGGGCGCCAGCTTCTCCATCCCCGGCGTCAAGCGCGTGGCCGGCGTGGCCATCGTGCGGAGGACACGGCGGTGACCGCCTACTGGCGCGGCAACGAGGTCGATGTCACCTCGGTGCCGGTGTGTCGCGGGCGGGGGAAGGAGCGCGAAACGTGGAGCTTCACGGTCGAGCGGGGGCAACTGGTGCTGCGCGGCTACTGGGTGGAGATGCTGCCCACGCGCCGGCACAAGCGGTGGCGTGAGGTGCGGAGCATCGGCCGGCGCTGGCCGTCCTTCACCATGCTGGCCAGCCCCAACGGCATCGAGACACTGGCCGACGTGCCGATGGACAACGCGCGCGCCGCTGCGGTGTTGGACGCGGTCATGCCGACCTTCACGGTGAAGGCGCCGGGCCAGCTGTCGCTGCCGTCGATTGGGTATCGCCTGCGGGAGCACGCCCCCGCCGACGCGGCGGTCGCGCCGTGACCACGCAAGGTATAGGGTACTGGTCGGGGACTCAACCGAGGCGATTTGACAGTGACGACGGGACCGTCGTAAATAATTCGGGCCGAGCAATGGTTTGCGCCACGCTCGGCCCTGTTCCTTGTTCGGCGTGGTGGAATCACGCGAACCCGGCCTGCCGTCATGGTAGCCGGTATCGCGTTCCACAACAACCCAACGAGGCGCACGGTGCCTCTCGCGCGCGTGGTCGTGGCCACCTGCGCGAGCAGTCGGTGCGCGAAGGGGTCCGCTGATGCTGCGGACGGAGGGCGTGGTGGCAAGCAACCACGCGAGCACGCGCGCCCGGCTGACGGTGCTGACCGAGACCGATGTCGACACGCGGCACGTACGGCTGCTGCTTCAAGTACCACCGACGGTACCGGAGTAGCCGGGGTGAGCGGAGAGACTGAGGGACGGGCGGTGGGGGTCCGGTCTGTACAGACGTTGGGGTTATTCACAGAGCGCGCGTAGGATGGCGCCGTGGCCAAGGTGCCCAGCGTGCTGCGCGAGGTGCAGCGGCGCTATTGGGCGCTGCAGGCGAGCTTCGCCGAGGTCGACGCGCGCTACCGGCGCGGCGCGGTGACGATGGCGGCGTGGGACCGTGCGCGGGCCAGCTGGCTGGCGGTCAACGAAACCTACGTGCGCGCGCTGGAACGCGAGATCGAGCGCCGCGTCTATGGCAGGAGGTCCGAGGATGGGTGAGCAGGGCAGTTTGTTTGACGACGTGCGCCCGCCGGCGCTCAAAGGCGACCCGCGCTTCGAACAGTTCTGGGCGCTCTACCCGGCGACCCGGCGCATGAACAAGACCAAGACCGCCGAGGTCTTCGCGCGCCGCGTCGAAACGGTGCGCGACTGGATGACGATCCTGCGCGTGCTGCCGCTGCAGATCGCCTCGGCGCAGTGGACCGAGCACCCGCGCTTCATCCCGCACGCCACCACCTACCTCAACGGCCGGCGCTGGGAGGACGACCCGCGCGTCTACGCCGCCGCGCCGCCGACCGCCGCCGAACTGGAGGTCGCGCACCGCATCCGCAAGAACGCGCGCGGCGGCTGCCCGCACGACCCGGTGTGCGCGCGGTGGCTCGACTGCATCGAGCAGATCGTGACCGACAACCGTGCGCGGGGGGTCCGCTGATGCTGCGCCCCGGGCAGATCAGTGAGGAGGGCCAACGCCTCTCCGAGCAACTGTGCCCGCGCGTGTTGCCGGCCGGCTGGCAGCCGCTGGCGGCGCAGGCCGGCGGCTTTGTGAACCAACAGCGCAAGCTGGCGGCCATCTTCAGCGTCGAGCGCGAGGCTGACGGCAAACGCTGGATCCACGTCAGCGTGAGCCACCGCGACCGCGTGCCGACGTGGGACGAACTGACGAGCGCGAAGCGGTGGCTGCTGGGGCCAGACCGCTGGGCCATCTCGATCCTGCCGCCTGAGGCCGAGTACGTGAACGACCACCCCTACTGCCTGCACTTGTGGCACTGCCTCGACGGCGGGGTAGTGCCCGACATGCGGAAGGGCGGCACGATCTGACGCCGCCGCCGGCCCCGACCGTGGGCCTGCCCGCCGGCATGGTGTGGCTCTGGTGCCCGGTGTGCCGCCTCTGGCGGGCCGTGCGCCAGCATCACGCGCGCCGTCGGGTGGTCTGCTCGACCGCCTGCCGGGCCGCGCAGCATCACCTGCGCGCCGCCCCCAAGCCGCGCTGCGCGTGGCGCGACTGCCCGCGCCGGGTGAGTCGCGTGAGCGCCCGCTGCTGCGGCCGGTTCCACGGGATGCTCTGGCGGCGCGAGCAGCAGGTGCTGAAGATGACCCCGCTGGAGGCGTATCGCGCCGGCCTCCGCGACAACGCCAACCGGCGCCAGAGGGCGAAACGTCGTGCTGATTGTCGAGGTCCGCGTGCTCGGAGTCCCCATCCCGCAAGGTTCGATGCGGTCGCCGGCCGCCGGCGTCGTCCTGCACGCCAGCGGCAAAGTGAAACCGTGGCGCGAGGCGATGGGCTGGGCGCTGCGCGCCGCGATGACGACGCAGCCGGTGCAGGGACCGGTGAGCGTGTCGCTGCAGTTCGCGCTGCCGTTGTCGAAGCGCCCGCGCGTGTTCGCTGACCGCGCGCCCGACCTCGACAAGCTGACGCGCGCGGTGCTCGACGCGCTGACCGGCGTGGTGATCGTGGACGACGGGCAGGTGGTCGAGGTCTACGCGCACAAGCACTACGCCGACGAGACCGGCGTCCGCATCATGGTGAAGTACGCCGGCCCCGAGTTGGCGTGATGCCGATCTACGAGACCGAGGCCGACCGCGACCGCGAGCGGTACCTTGCCGACCTCGTTGCCGTGCAGCTGTTCTGCGATGTCGAGTTCCGCCCCACGCTCTACCCGGTCGACTGGATTGGGCGCGGCGCGTTGGGCGAGCCGATGTGGGTGGCCGAGAACAAGTGTCGCACGCACCGCGAGCATCGCTTCCCCACGCTCTGGGTGGAGGTCGCCAAGGTGCGGGGGCTGGAGCGCGAGGCCGCGCGCCTCGGCCTCGACGTGAGCCACCGGGGCATCTTCGCGGCGATGTGGGCCTGCGGCGCCGTGCGCGTGTTCTACCACCACCGCATCGTGCAGGCGCCGGTGCGCGCCTGTTGCCGGCTGAACCGGGCCGGCGAGACCCCCGACCCCTGCTACGACGTGCCCGTCAAGTGGGGCGTTCCGCTGTATTCGCTAGGGTTTTCTGGGGGTTGACACGGTAACCCAACGGTCGTATACTCTTCTGGTGGTCGGCAGTCGCCGGCCCGCCCGAGGAGAGACCCAATGTTCAACGACATCCAGCGCCGGGAAGACGACGACTTCGAACTGTTCGCGGCCTACGACGCCAAGCGCGAAGCGTTCGGCGACCCGTGCCCGGGTTGTAAGCGCCTGCGCGGCGGTGGCGATTGCGCCTACTGCTTCGATGAGGGCGACGGCCGCGACGAACCGGTGGTGGCCGCCGCGCCGCGCGTGCCGGTCGTGCTGGCGCCGCTGGGCGCTGACGACATCGACTTCTGAAGATTCATCCGGCGGGGGCTGCGGCCCCCGCCTTGTCCGAGGACACGACCATGAGAACGCTGACCAACCCGACGCGCACGCCCGAGCAGACCGCCCGGGTCGAACTGATCAAGGCCATCAACGCCGAGACCGAGTCGACCGACATGCAGGTGCGCCACCAGCGGTGGCACCGCGCCGTCGGCGGGGACGCCATGACCACCCAGCAGCTGGAAGACGCGCTGGGCCACCTGCGCGCCGCGCGCGCCCTATTGGCCGCCGCCGGCGCCGCCCGCTAACCGAGGACCGAGGAGGACACGCCCATGAAGACCACCGCCCGCAAGATCGTCATCCGCCCCAACGCATGGGGCAACTGGTACGGCTACATCAGCGGCAAGCAGGCCGCGCTGTTCACCAACGGCCACGTCGCGGGCGGCAACGCCGGCGCCGACGACCAGAAGGCGCAGGCCGAGGCGTGGCTGCGCGACCAGCTGCGCGCCGAGGTGCTGCGCGTCTACGGCGCCGACCTCGCGCGCCTGCAGCGCGGGTTCAACCGCACCACGCTGGAGGTCACCACCACCGACGTGGGCCTTGCCGGCGCGCTGGTCGCCATCGCCGAGGAGCGCCAGCTGCCGGTGCTCGCCGCCCCGGTGCTCATCGGCCGGGCCACGCGCGTGCCGCACGTCCGCGTGACTGTGCGCGCGTCGGCGCACGACATCGAGGTCGCCGGCAGCGGCGAGTCGGTGCTGCTCATCCACGGCACGTCGCCCGAGGGCGTCGACTGGCTGCATGAGAACGTGCAGCATGAGCCGTGGCAGGCGCTGGCCGGCCGGCTGGGCGTGGAGCACCGCTTCATCGCCAGCATCATCGAGGGCGCCACCGCCGCCGGCCTGTCGGTGCGCGTCCTGTGACCCTCAAGCGCGGCCGGATGTCGACCGAGCACACGGTGTGGTGCGCCAACATGCTGACCCGGCCGACGCCGTGGCCGATGGACGCGGTCGACCGCCACGCGCCCTGCCACCAACACCTGCAGGTCGCCGTGCCCGGGCGGGTGCAGGCCGCCGCGCAGGCCGAGGCCGACGGCTGGACGTTCACCCGGCGCTACGGCTGGCTCTGCGCGCGCTGCAGCCGGCGCGCGGGGGTCAAGTGAGCGTCTGGCAGACCATCCCCAAGCGCGGCGGCGGCGGGATGGTGCGCCTGCGCGTGCGGCAGGCCAAACGCATCGAGCTAGAGGTGCGCGTGGACGGCGTCAGCGTCACCATCTCGCTGGCCCCGGTCGACGCCCGACGCCTGCAAGGCGCGCTGGGGACCGCCTGCACCGTGCAGGCCGGGCTACAATGCCCCGCGTGCCCAAGCGGCCAGCCCTCGCCCCCGACGACCACCTAACCCCGCCCAGCGCCCCTACGGGCGACGTGGCGCTGGCGGTCGAGGCCTCCCTGCCCGACCAAGGCAACGCCTTCACCCTCGACAAGGACGGCGGCTGCACCATCCGGCTGGCCATCAGTCCGCAGGAGGCCGGCGCGTGCGCCAACGCCATCGCCAGCCTCACCGACGCGACCTTCTGGCTGGCGCTCATCCTCAAGCCCAAGAAGGCCCGCAGGACGTAGCGATGCCCAAGGGCACCCAGACCCCCGTCCCGGTCTCCCAGAACACGCTGGCGCCCTACCAGAAGGCCAAGGGGCACGTCAAAATGCGGACCCTGCGCCAGCTGATTGATAGGTACGCCGGGAAGGACGGCGAGAAAATTGTGCAGTGTTTGGCCGTGCTGGCGTTCGGCGATTCGGAGGGCCGGCGCAACCTGTTCGGGGAGCACGTCAAGGCCGACGCCTCGATTCGGATGCGCGCGCTGGAGGTGCTGGCCGCCCGGCGCTGGGGGCAGGTGCCGCAGATTCTGGACCCCACCGGCGACCCCAATTCGATGCCCGTCACCATCGTCAACGTCTACTCGCCCGTGCCCATTGGGTCAGATGCCCCAGAACAGAAAACCATCCCCGCCAAAGCCGTGAGGAGTGCATGAAGCTGAACCTCGACCGCCTGTTCCGCTACCACCGCCCCGAGGGCACGCAGCCCGACCGCTACGCGCGCCTGCGCGCCGCCGCCCGCACCTACGCCGACACCATCGCGGAACTGACCCCGGAGTCGCCCGAGCAGACCCTCGCGCTGCGCGCGGTCCACCTCGCCTCGATGCACGCCAACAGCGCCATCGCCGTCAACGAGGAGGCCGACCAGTGGACGCCGCCGGCGGCAGCGGAGACCCCGGCGGTCTGATGCCGGCCACCTCCGACCTTGTGGTGCGGCGCGGCCGGCGGGTGGTCGAGCACCGCTGGAACCCGGTGCAGTCGCGCTTCCTGCTGGCCTCGGCGGCCGAGCACCCCTACATCGATCTGGAGGGCGCGGTGCGCGCCGGCAAGACCACGCCGCTGGTGGCCAAGGTGGCCGGCTACTGCGTCGACTTCCCGGGCATCCACTGCGCGCTGGCGCGCTGGACGCAGGACGGCCTCGACGCCCAGCTGAAGCCCCGGTGGCGCGACTGGTGCCAGCACAACGGCCTCGCCCTGCGCTACCACGCCGACGAGGAGTATGACGAGGTGGTCGCCACCGGCAGCCGCGTCTACCTGCGCGCGCTCAAGAGCAGCGAGGAGACCAGCCGCTACGGCAAGCTGGCCGGCCTCACGCTCGCGGTGCTGGGCATCGACCAGCCCGAGGAGGTGCCCGAGGATGTCTACCGCGCCTTTGTGCCGGCGCGCCTGTCGCAGGTCGGCTACCCACATCAAGTGCTGCTGACGCCCAACCCGCCGGGCGAGACCCACTGGCTCGCGCGCGACTTCCCGGTCAGCAACACGCGCCCCGGCCACCTCTACCTGCGGACCAGCGTCTACGACAACCGCCACAACCTCGGCGACCTCTACATCGGCGCGCTGGAAGCCGCCTACCCCGCCGGCCACGCGCTGCGCCGGCGCTTCATCGAGGGCAAGCGCGGCCTCGCGGTGGTGGGCGAGCCGGTCTACGGGTCGACCTTCAACAGCAACCTGCACGTCGGGCCGACCCGGCTGAACCCGCATGTGCCGCTGCTGGAGGCGTGGGACTTCGGCCACAAGCACCCCAGCGTCGTGTGGTCGCAGATCATGCCGTGGGGCCAGCTGGTCATCCACGGCGGCATCATGGGCGTCGACCAGTTCATCGAGGACTTCACGCCGGCGGTGCTCGCGCAGCGCGCGACGTGGTTCTGGCCCGAGGACGACGCCGAGGACGGCGTGCCCTTCGACATCCAGAGCACCGGTGACCCGGCCGGCGACCAGAACAACAGCCAAGGCACGTCGACCAGCGCGGCCGACATCCTGCGCGAGTATGGCGTCAGCCTCTACACCATCCCGGGCGCCAACCACATCGACGCGCGCGACCGCTGCATCCAGCACGTCGCCGGCTACCAGCGGCGCCTCACGCGCACCGGGCCGGCGTTCTACGTCGACCCCGACCGCTGGCTGCTCCTCGCCACCGACGGCCCGCGCTTCAGCACCCACTTTGTCGACGCGCTGGAGGCCGGCTACGTCTGGGACGAGCGGGTGTTTGCGACCACGCTGTCGCCCAACACGCGGCGCCCGCGCAAGGACGGCTACTACGACCACTGCATGAACTGCTTGGAGTACACGGTGCTGGCCTACGGGCCGGCGCAGCCCACCAAGGTGGACGCCGCCAAGGCCGAGCGGCAGGCGCTCGCGCGCAGCCAGCGTGACCTCGATCCGGTGGGACGCGGCGACGGCGGCAGCAGCAAACACGGCGGGCGCTTCGGCGGCGGCCCGCGTCGGATCCGCTTCCGGTGACCGACTTCGTCTTGATCCTCGGCGGCACGGCGGTGGCGCTGGCGTGTGTGGTGGCGCTGCTGGTGCTGCGCGGCCACCGGTGGAAGTGACCTGCGCTATACTCGGCCGTCCTAGAGGAGGCCTCCATCCATGGTGCGAACCTGTCTGCTGCTCGTCGTCGGCCTGCTGCTGCTCCCCCTGCCTGTCGGCGCCACCCAGATCGTGGGGTTCGGGCAGCTGGGGTCGACCAACACGTTCATCGCCACCAACAACGGGGACGGCACCACCGACCTCGCGGTGACGACCGGCGTCAGTATCACCAACATCATCAGCGGGGCGACCGACCCCAACGCGCTGCTGACCTTTGAAGCCGAGTCGACCACGGCGGCCTCGCTGCTGGGCGGCAGCATCATCACGCAGAGCTTTGAGGGCACCTTCTCGCTGACCAACGCGGCGGGCACCTTCGAATACCTCGGCGGCACCTTCGGCGGCGCGCTGATGCTGGGCGGCAACGGCGGCACCGGGTCGCTGTTCAGCGCCAACACGGCGCTGCTGTCGCCGCTGGTGCTGACCACCGACCTGCCGGTGTTCCTGCAGAACCCGGAGAGCTTCTCGCTGTCGCTGTCCAACGTCAACCCGCCGTTCAGCATCGGCGCCGACGGCAGCATCGCCAGCTTCACCGCGAGCTTCACCGGCACGGCCGACGCCACAGTGACAGCCGCCCCCGTCCCAGAGCCGGGGTCGCTGATGCTGTTGGGCAGCGGTCTGCTGGGGCTGGCCAGCGCCGCGCGCAAGCGATGGCGCCGAGCCTAGTCCCGCGTCGGGCGACGGTGGTCGCACTGCCACTGGTGCTGGTCACCGTCGCCGCCCGCACGCTCGGCGCGCACAGCCCGAGCGGCACCGGATCCCTCGCCCCGTCGCCGAGCGCCGGCGGGGTGTTCACGCCGCCAGCGGAGTAGCGATGCAGACACGCGGCACGTTCCCGGCGCTCTACACCACAGACCTCCCGAGGAGCACGTCCATGACGACCGCCAGCACCCAGACCGCCCCCGGCAAGAAGAACGGCGACGAGACCAAGGACGCCAAGGACGAGCGCGAGAGCCTCGCCGAACTGGCCAGCCGCCTCGGCCTGCGCGATGCCGAGGGCAAGCTCGACCTTGAGGCCGCCAAGCGGGTGCTCGACAGCGAGGTCGAGGCCGAGATGGCCAAGAAGAAGGCCGAGGCCGAGGCCAAGAAGGCCGCCGAGGCGCCCGAGCCAGCCAAGAAGTAGCCGATGCCGCCCCCGGAGCGCCCGTCGCCGTTTGACGTGAAGCTGTCGGCAGAGCAGACCACCGCGCTGGAAGGGTTCCTCTACGACGAGATCACCCGTGCCGTCGCGGCGCGGGCGCCCATCGTGTCGCCCGGGGGCGACCTCGACTACTGGCACTGGCTCTACGACCAAGGCAAACGCAACACCTCGGAGTTGCCCTTCCCCGGGGCCGCTGACCTGTCGACGTGGCTGGTCACCGAGAAGATCGACGCCCTGCGCGGGCGCTTCGTCAAGACCATCTTTGTCGAGCCGGTGTGGACCGTCGAGGGCTGGGGCAAGGCCGCCGAGCGCGCCCCGCTGGTTGAGGAGTTCCACCAGTGGAAGGTGGAAGACGAGCGCCTGCAGGCGTGGCTGCAGCGCACCTTCGACCTCGCGCTGGTCGAGGGCACCGGCGTGCTGGAGTGCGTCGAGAAGGCCGACCTCATCAAGCGCAAGAGCCTCAAGCAGGTGCAGCCGCAGCGCACCGACACCGGCGCCGTGCTGTTCGGCCCCGACAGTCAGCCGCAGCTGATGCAGGACGCGCGCGGCCGGCTGATGGAGGCCGAGGACGCCGACGAGAGCGGCGCGGTCGAGGCCGAGGTGGACGAGGTCATGCCGGCGCGGCGCGGCCCGACCTACCGCAACATCAGCCTGCGCGACTTCTTCTTCCTGCCCGGCCACGCGCAGGACGACTCCGAGGTGTGGGGCTACGCCAAGCGGTTCTGGCGCCGCATCAGTGAACTGCAGCAGCGCGCCGACGAGGGCACCTACGACGCCGAGGCGGTGGGCCGGCTGGCCGAGGTGGCTGACCGCGACGACTCGACGCTGCCCGGGCCGGTCGCGGCCACCGGCCAGACCGTGGCGCCGCAGGACAAGCGCACCACCATCGAGAAGGAACTGTGGGAACTGCAGGTGCTGATGGACTTGGACGAGGACGGGGTGGACGAGTGGTACATCGTCACCTTCTCGGCCATTCACCGGGTCATCCTGCGGGTGCGCCACGACGACCTCGGGCTGCCGCGCTTCCTGTGCTTCCGGCCCTACCCGAACCCGCTGTCGGTCTACGGCCGCAGCCACGTCGCCAAGCTGGCCAGCCTCGCCGAGGAGCACGCCGGCACGCGCAACGCCATCGCCGACCGCTCCAACCTCGTCAACAACGCCCCGGTCAAGCGCAAGGCGTCGTCCGCGTGGGACATCGAGGAGGAGCCGTGGGGGCCGGGCGCGGTCATCACCGTCAACGACATGGGCGAGATCGAGCCGGTGGCGCTGCCCGACGTGCCCAACAGCATGATGTCGCGCGAGACCGCGATCATCGCCGCCGGCGAGCGCGTCAGCGGCCTCAACGACGTGGCGCTGGGCGCGACCCCCGGGGAGTCGCGCACGCTCGGCGAGGTCAACATGGTGACCGAGCAGAGCTTCGTCCGCATCGAAGAGAGCATCCGCAACATGCAGGAGGCGCTGGAAGACCTCTTCCGGGTGCGCCATGAACTGTGGCGCCGCGCCGCCGCCGAGCAGCCGCTGGAACCCAGCGCGCGCTTCATCCGCGAACTGGCCCTGCGCGGCATCGAGATGGCCGAGGGCGGCATCACGCCCGAGGTGCTGGCCGGGACGTTCCACGGGAAACCACGCGGCAGCGTCGAGAGCGCCGACCGCAACCGCCAGCGCCAGAACTACAACGGCTTCATGCAGGCGGTCGCCGGCTTCGGGCAAATGAACCCGCAGCTGCAGCAGGTGCTGGCCAGCCCGCAGGTCATCATGCCGCTGTTCGAACAGGCGCTGCGCCTCTACGACGTGCCCAACCGCGCGCAGTTCATGCGGGCGATGCGCGAGTGGGAGATGCAGCTGTTGCAGCAGCAGCAGATGGCCCAGCAGCAGGCCGCCATGGGGATGCCGCCGCCCGGGATGCCGGGCCAGCCGCAACTGCCCCCGGGCGCGCCGCCGCCGCCGGGAGGACCGCCGCCACCGGGCGGCCCGCAGGCGGGACCACCGCCACCCGGAGGACCGCCGCCACCCCCGGGGCCGCCACCGGGACCGCCGATGGGCGGGCCGCCGCCGCCGGGCAACCCCGCCGCGATGGGGCCACCGCCGCCGGAACTGATGGCGCAGCTGCAGGGCCAGCAGCCGCCGGTGCTCCAGTAGATGCCCCCACGCACCGACGACCAGCTGCAGGCCGCCCTCGACGCCCTTGACGACCTCACGCGCCACCCCGGCTGGGCGCTGGTGGTCGAGCACGCGCAGGTGCGGTTCGGCGGCAAGGCCTTCATCAGCGCCATCGGGGACGCCGCGCGCTGCGACACCGCCGACGCGGTCGCGCTGAAGGTGCGCGAGGTGGTCGGGCAGCGGGACGCCGCCACCGCGCTGGTCGAGTTCCCGCACCGCGAGGCCACGGTGCTCAAGGCCGAGCAGCGCACGCGCGGCAAGGCCAAGGCCGCCGCGCAGGGTGACTACTTCGGCCCCAACGTCGAGGTCACCCTGTGACGCCGTCGGTGCCGCTACCGGCGGCGCTACGGCCCGACTTGGTGCTGGTGGCGCTGGCCCCGCGCGAGCGCGTCACGCGCCCCAGTGGCGTCGTGGTGCTGCCGGCCAACCGCATCATCGTGGACCGGATCGGCGTGGTGCTGCAGGTCGGCGCCGCCGTGACGGAGGTCGCGCCCCACGGGGTGGTGCTGTTCGACAGCAACGTCGGCGAAGAGGTGTTAGTGGACGGTTGGCCGTGTCTGCTCCTGCGCGTGCAGGACATCGACGCGGTCTTGGAGAGGGACCATGCCAGACGACGTAGTGCTTGAAGGCCCGACCGACGAACCCGTGATGGGGATGCCCGGCGGGGCCGCGCCCATCACCGAACCCGGCCCGCCGGTGACCCAGCCGCCCCCGGGCGACGAACCCCCGCCGCCGGATGACCCCGACGCCATCCCCGACGAGGACGAGACCCCCGACGACCCGCGCCCCAAGCGCACGCTGGTGGGCGATCTGGTCTCCGAGCGCGAGCGCCGGCAGAAGGCCGAGACCGAGGCCGAGCAGGCGCAGGCGCTGGTGCGCGCGGTGCTGGAGGCGCCCGGCGGCTTCGAACTGCTGCAGCGCGCCGCCACCGGCCAGCCGGCGCCGACCCAGCAGGCGGCCGAGCAGGAGGCGCTGCGGCAGGAACTGGAGGCCACCGCCATCGATCTGGGCCTCTACGACGCGGAGGGCAACCCCGACCTCAAGACCGCCTACCGCATCAGCCAGCGCGAGGAGCGCCGGCTGACCAAGCTGGTCGAGCAGGCCGTGGCGCCGCTGCGGCAGCAGACGCAGGCGCAGACCGCTGCGGCCGTCATCGCGCACGTCAAGGGCGTGGCGCAGCACTACGGCATCGACCCCGAGATGGTCGAGCGCGGGATGCGGACCCTGCCGGCTGACCAGATGACCAACCCCGAGGTGCAGCAGACCGTGCTGATGACCGCGCTGGGCCTGCAGACCTTTGGCGCGGTGCCCGGGCAGACGCCCCCGCCGCGCGCACGCGGGCAGCTGGCGCAGCCGCCGCAGCCCAATGGCGGGCGGGGCACGCTGCGGCCGCCCCTCTACTCGGAGCCGGCCGGCGGCCGCCCGCGCGGGCAGGCGCCGCAGCTGGATCAGTCGTTCCGCGACCGCCTGCGCGGCAGCGGCCTCAAGGACGCCGAGATCGACTCGGCCGTCGCGCGCTTTGTGCCCGGCACGCCGCTGGCACTGGAGTAACCCGTGGCCAACAAGGACAAGACCCCGTTCCAAGCCGGCGCCGAGACCCTGCAGAAGGAGGCCGCGCAGCGCACGCGCGACAGCAAGCGCCGGGCGAGCGCGCCCGTCACCACCGAGGCGCTGCACGAGTCGTTCGCGGGGCTGGAGGCGCTGGAGGTGCTCGACCGCCGGCTGGAGAACCCCGACGCGCCCAACGTGCTGCCGATCCGGCTGAAAGACGAACCGACCGAGGCGCAAGACCCCGAGGGCCGCAAGCGCCGCTGGTATCTGCGCTGGTTCAACGCCGCGATGCCCAACCGGTTCCATAGTGCGACCGCGAGTCTCGGCTACACGCCGGTGCTCTGGGAGGAGTTGCAGAACCGCGAGATCGTCGCCAACGCCTTCGACGGCAGCCCGCAGGTGCGGCGCGGCGACCGGGGCATCGAGGTGCTCTGTAAGATCCCGCTGCCCTACTACCTCGCGATCAAGAAGAAGCAGCGCGAGAAGCGCGCCCGCAGCGTCACCCCGCGCGCGATGCAGCAGGAGGTGATGGCCGCCGCCGCCAAGGCCGGCCTCGACCCCGATCTGGACCCCTCCATTGGCGGCATCGTGGGCGAGATCAAGGTCGGGCGCGAGCGGCTGGTCAGCGCCGACGATTGACACCCGCGCCGGGTGAGCCGTAGACTGCCCGCGTCCTTCCTCGGACGGGTTCATCGCCGCCGTGCGCGCGTCTGCGTGTCGGCCATGCGCGTGCGTGCGCGGCGGCAGCGACTCCGACCCGAGGCCACGACCTCCGTTCCGCCGGCACGACAGACCGGTGTTGCGCTCACTGGGTTTGTCGGCCCCCGGTGATTGCGAGCAGGCCGACCCCAACGCACTAGGCGCGCTGCTCCCGCAGTCGCGCGGTAAGGGGTCTCGTCCATGGCAACGATTGTCGTCACCAGCAAGAACGTGCTGCGCCCGCGCCGGCTGGCGCGCACCATCGGGACCATCCCCGAGGGTGCCACGCAGAGCTACAAGAACGGGCACGTCGTCGTGCTCAACGCCGGCAAGGTCATTAAGGGCGCGACCGACCCGGCCGCCGGGACCGTGCTCGGGGTCGCGGCCGACGATGCCAGCGGGGTCACTGACCGCAAGGGCATCATCTACGCCGCCGACGAAAGCGCCGAGTTCATCGGCAACGTGCAGGACACCGGCGTGCTCGCGCTCGCCAACGTCGGGCTGTCGTGCGGGCTGGTGCTCGACGCCGGCCGCGACATCTTCCGCGTCGACCTCGGCGACACGACCAACCTCGTCGTCAAGGTCACCGAACTGATCGACGCCGTCGGCGATGTCAACGGCCTCGTCGTCTTCAAGTTCCTCAACGCGGCGCGCACGCCGCTGGCCAGCTAACCCCTCGGACCAGCTAAGGAGATACGACCATGCAGGTTCGCGGGACTTTTGCAGCCCTCTACGACAACGTCGACAAGACCGTCTACGCGCTGCTGGGCAAGCAGCTGAAGGAACTGCCGCCGATCTGGCCCGAGGTCTACGGCAAGAAGAACAGCAGCCGGAAGTTCGAACGGTTCCAGACGGTCACGCCGTTTGGGGACGTGCCGGAAAAGCCCGAGGGCAGCGTCTACGCCTTCGACCTCATCCGGCCCGGCTACAGCAAGGACATCACGCCGGTCGAGTTCGGCCTCGGCTTTGAGGTCACCGAGACCGCGCTGGAAGACGACCAGTACGACGTGCTGCAGCGGCAGGCGGCGTGGCTGGCCTTCTCGTCGCGCGTCGTGCAGGAGAAGTATGCGGCGATCCCGTTCAACAACGGGTTCACCACCCAGCTGACGCCCGACGGCGTGTCGCTCTTCAACGTCGCGCACGTTCTGGCCGGCGGGGGCACGGCGCGCAACCGGCCGGCGACCGACGCCGACCTGTCGTTCGACAGCCTCTCGCAGGCCATCATCGACGTGCAGACCGACACCAAGCTGGAGAGCGGCCAGCTGGTGGCGCCGGTGATGTCGTGGATCCTCTACGTGCCCCCGCATCTGGAGATGCTGGCCGAGCGGATCGTCAACAGCACCCAGCTGCCCGGGGTCGCCGACAACGACCTCAACCCCATCAAGAAGCGGCGCAACATCCGCATCGTGGTCAACCCCTATTTGACCGACACCGATGCGTGGTTCCTCGTCGCCTCCGACAAGAACACGCACGGGCTGGTCTGCGTCGACCGGCTCGGCATCACGGCCGCGCCGGCGATGCAGGATCCCCGCACCGGCAACCGCATCTACAAAGTGCGGTTCCGGCAGGCGTGGGATGCGTTCCTCTGGCAGAACGTCTACGGGACCGCCGGCGCCTAGCCCGGTCGTTCGGGTGTTTGCCAACCGGTCGGCGTGGCCCTCGCAGGCGCGCCGGCCGGCCTCCGACCTGCGGGGAGACAGGGAACCGTAGCGTGTCTCACTTCAACGCGCTTGCCGTCATGTCGCGCAAGTTCATCGACTTTCTCAGCCCGGTGACCGTCGGCACGGCCGGCCCGGTCACCTACACGCCCGCGCAGCTGCTGTCGGGCATGATCATCCGCGACTGCGCCGGCGCCGCGCGCAGCGACACCCTGCCGACCGCCGCGCAGATTGTCGACGCGCTCACCATCAGCGGCCGCGCGCCGGTGGTCGGCAACACGGTCGAGGTCTACGTCCGCAACACCAGCGCGGGCGCGTTTGCCGTCACGCTGCTGACCGGGGCCAACGTCGTGCTGGCGGGCACCATGGTGGTGCCGCAGAACCAGACCGGCAAGTATCTGCTCACCGTCGGGGCGTCGGGGTTCGTGACGTTTACCTGCGTCGGCCTCGGGGCGCACTAAGATGCCGGGCCTGCTGCCCATCATCGACCGCCCGCTGTTCAAGGGCACGGCGCCGGCGGTCTCGCCGGCCGTCGACATCGCCGGCTGCGCCAACCTCTGCTTCTACATCGTCGGCGCCGCTGGCGTGAGCGGGTCGGTGCAGATCGAGGAGAGCCACGACACCGCGTTTGCCGGGACGTGGACGCCGGTCGGCGCGGCCGTCGCCTTCATCGCCAACGCCGTCGCGGCCCCGGTGCGCCTCAACGGCACCGCCAAGGCCGTGCGCGCCAACGTCACCGCGCTGGCGGGCGGGCAGGGCACCGTCTACCTCGTCGGACGCTGATGGCCGCGCCCAGCTACAGCGCGCGCGTCATCGCGGACGGGGCCACCAACTACTGGCGGCTCGATGAGGCCAGCGGCCTCGCGCTCGACAGCATCGGCGGCAAGCACGGGACGGTCAGCGGCGGCGTCACACGCGACCAGCCGGGGCTGGTCGCGGATGGTCGTGCGGTGCAGTTCGATGGCGTGGCGACGTCGAAGATTCAATCCGCGCTGGCGGTCACCCTGCCCGCTGCTTGCACATTTGAAGCGTGGGTCCAAACGACGTGGCCCGACTATAGGCCGATCTTCACGCTGCGCCCAGAGGCGAACTTCCAAATCGCCACGAAGAACGCGCCCACCAACGGGGTGGTGCAGGTCTGGAACGGCGGCTTTGCGTTCGGATCGAAGCTCATCGCGGACGGCGCACGGCATCACGTTGTGGTGGTCTTCACGGGCACCGACTGTCTCGTTTCCGTTGACGGGGCGCTGGACACCACCACGCCGCTCGTTCACAGCCTTCGGTCTGGGCCAGCACGTCTCGGCCACGATCAAGCCGATGCGATTTCGTGGCTGGGCGCGATGGACGAGGTCGCGCTCTACGCCACCGCCCTCACCCCCGCGCAGATCCTCGCGCACTACCAGCTGGGCATCGGCACGTTTGACAGCCCCTACAGTAAGGGGTCGCCCGCGCTGCCTATCGCCGACCGCCTGCTACTGCAGGGCGCGGTGGCGGCCGGCACGGTGTCGCCGGCGGTCAACCTCGCCGGGTGCTCGGCCTACACGGTGAACGTCATCAGCAACGGCGCGGTGACGGGCGGCGGCATGGTGCAGATCGAAGAGGCGCACGACCCCGACTACACCGGGACGTGGGCGGTGCGCGCGGGCATCCCGGTAGTGCCCGGCCTCACGGTGCTGCGCGCGGTGGAGACCGCCAAGGCCGTGCGCGCGCGCATCACGACGGCCATCACGGGCGGCAGCGTCAGCGTGCTGCTGGTGGCGGCGGGGGACTGATGGATTTCCTCACGCTCTACACCACGGCGCTCGACTTCGAACTGGGCAGTGAGGACCGGTCGGAACTGTTCACGCTGGAGCGCCGCAAGCTGGCGGTCAACCGCGCGCAGCGCGAGTTCGCGCGGCTGACGCAGTGCTATATCCGCGAGTTCACCGTGCCGCTAGTCGACGGCACCAGCACCTACGACATCGAGACCGCGACCGGCGACGTGTTCGTCAACTTCAGCCGGCGGCCGGTCGAACTGGTCCGCACCGTCGGCGCGGTGGTCACGCTCTGGCCGCTGCACCGGCACGACGTGCCGTGGCTCGACTTCCACCGCGTCGGGTGGCGCGACAGCAGCGTCAAAGGCGTGCCCGAGATCGTGGCTTACAACCCCGACGCGGGCCTCGCCAACGTCATCCTCGTGCCGATGCCGGCGGTGCCGGCGACCGAAACGTGGGCGCTGCGCGTGGCCGCGCTGGCGACCCCGGCCGACCTCACCGCCGACACCGACCAGCCGTTCCAGCTGGCGCTGGATGCCCCCGTGCAACTGGAGCCGTATCACTGGGCGCTCGCGCACTTCGCGGCGAGCCTGCTGGAGCGCCTCCGCAAGGACACCGAGGCGGTCGAGCACCAGCTGGCGCTGTTTGGCGCCTACGTCAGCGACTACCTCGGCAGCCGCCGGCCGCGCGGGCAGCACAACCGCGTCAGCCAGCAGCGCGACTACCTCAAGGGCAGCGGTCACGTCGTCGGGGCCATCGTGCAGGGCGATCCAAGGGTGTAATGGGGCAGATCGCGGTCACCTTCGCGTGCGGCTGCCGGCAGGTCGTGGACGACGCCGACGCCAGCAAGGACAGCGTGGCGCCCGTGTGCCCGGCGCACGGCGAGAGTCGCATCGCGCGCGTCACCGCCCCGGCGCCGCGTTTCCGAGGCGTGGCCGCGCGCGGCCCGCTGGCGGTCGAGGAGTAACCATGGCGACGGCCCCGTGGACCGCAGACACCGACCAGCAGCCGATGGCTGGGGGTGCGTATACCAGCGGCGGGCCGGCCCCGACCGGGTCGACCTACCAGCAATACACGCCGCAGACCTTCGCGCAGCAGAGCCAAGCGCAGGCCTTCGGGGCGCCGCAGCAGTCGTCCGCGTCGTCCATGACCGCGTGGCCGACCGGCCAGCAGCAGGGCCAGCAGGCCGCGCAGCCGCAGTCGTGGGCGGCCCAGACCGCCAACTGGCAGCAGAACGCGCAGCCGCAGGTGCCATTCCAGTCGCAGGGCTACACGCCGACCGGCTACAACCCGGCCGGCCAGACGCAGGTCAGCGCCGCCACCGCGCCGCCCCCGGGCGGCTGGGGCGCCCAGTGGGGCACGCAGCCACAGCAAGCGCCGGCCGCCGGCGGCAGCGCCGCGCAGCAGATCCAAGCCGCCTACCAGCAATACCTCGGGCGGGCGGCGACCGCGCAGGAGGTGCAAGCGCAGCTGGCGCAGCCCAACCTGCAGCGGCAGATCGCCTCCATCGCCTCGTCGCAGGAGGCCTACAATCGCTACCTGCAGCAGCAGCAACAGCCGCAGGGCGGCCAGCAGCAACAGCAGGGCGGCCCGCAGGCCCAGACGCTGGACCCGCGCCGCTGGAACACCGACGGCTACACGCCGCCGCGCTACATCGCGCAGCGGGTGGCCGGCCACCCGATGCCGGGCTGGGACCGGGCGAAGTGGGCCGACCCGAACCACCAGACCCCCAAATACGTCATCGGCCGGCTGTTGTCGGGGTTCAAGCCGCGCACGTCCAACATGGACGCGGTGGTGGCCGAGATCGCCAAGGCCTACCCGGGCGCGCGGCGCACCGGCAGCGGCGACGTGACCATCCCGGGCGTCGGGTCGGTCGACATCCTCAAGGCCGCCGACGTGGGCGGCAAGGCGTGGCACTTCGGCAGCCTCGGCGGCGGCAAGGCGCCGGCCGCGCAGGCACCGCAGCAGCCGGCCTACGACCCCTACGCGCAGCTGGGGCAGGTGCTGCAGAACTACACCCAGCAGGCGCCGCCGCAAGCCGCGCCCCCGCAGCAAGACCCGGCGCAGGCGCAACAGATCGCCGAGATGCAACAGCAGCTGCAGCTGTTCCAGCAGCAGGCGGCGACCCAGCAACAGCAGGCGGCGGCGGCCGAGGCGGCCGCGCGCAACCGTGGTCCCCAGTTCAGCTACTACTAGAGGTCTCCCATGGCACTTGGTTCCAGCTTCGGGGCTACCCCGGCCGCGATGGAAGAAAACGCCCAGCGCACGCGCAAGCGGCTGCCGACGCAGCAGGCGCTGCAGACGCTGTCGATGCAGCTGCCCAAGGTGCTCGGGGGCACGGCCCTGCCGGTCTCCGACCGCTCGATGGGCGCCTACCGCCCGGGCGGGCTGCCCGACTCCTCGGCCGCCCAGATGCAGCGCATGATCCGTGCGATGTCGGGCCGCAAGCCCGGCGGGGCCGTCGAGCCGCCGCGCTTTGTCGGGGGTGGCCCGACCACGCCGCCGCCGCAGGCGGCCGCGCCCATCAAGGCCAGCAACGCCGCACCCGGCCCCAAGCCGCCCGCCGCCGTCAAGCCGGTCAAGAAGCCGGTGAAGGCCGCCGCCGCGCCGGTCAAGAAGCCGGGGAAGGAAGCGCCCGAGCGGGGCGAGCCGGGCTACGTCGACTCCATCCCGAACCCGCCCGCGCAGATGGCCAACCCGGTGGGGCCGACCCCGCCGCCGGCGCCGCCGCCGCAGCAGGCGCCGGTCAACCCCAACTGGGCCGCCGCTGGTGCCGAGTCGAACCAGACCAACGACTACGGGACCGGCGCGTCGGGCGGCTACAACAGCAACAGCGGCTACAACAGCAGCCAAGGCGGCTACTACGACGCCAACGGCCACTTTGTGACCTCCACCGCGCGGCCCTACTAGGCGCCCGTGGCGGTCGCGCTCGGGGACAAAGGCTATCGACTGGTAGCCGTGGACGACTTGACCGGGGGCGTGGATCTGCGCCGCAGCCCGTCGCTGCTGCAGACCACGCGCGCCCGCGTGTTGCGGAACGTGTCCCTGCAGGAGCCGGGCGCGTGGCAGCCTTTCCCCGGGTGGCGCACCTACAGCACCACCGGCCTCGGCGTCGAGATACGCGGCGGCCGGCGCATCTACCTCAAGGACGCGACCTTCACGTTGGTGGGGTTCGCCAACGGCACCATTCTCAAGCCGACCGACGCGGGCGTGTGGGGCGTGCCGGTGACCACCGGGCGCTCGACCGTCAACCAGCACTACTTCGTCTACGACCGCAACCTCGTCGCGGTGTTTGACGGCGTGGCCCCGATGGTCAAGAGCGCCGACGGTGCGACGTGGACGGCCTTTGGGATCCCCAAGCCGGCCGCCGCGCCCGTGCTCGCTGGGGTGGCCGGCGGGTCACTGGTCGCCACCAACGTCTACGAGGTGGCCTACACCTACAGCGACGACGCGCTGAGTGCCGAGAGCGTCGGCAGCGCGGTGGCGAGCCACACGGTCGTCGCCGGGTCGCTGACGATCCGGGCGACGGTGGCGCGGTCGGCCGACCCGCAGATCGACAAAATCTACATCTACGCGCGCAACAAGACCGCCGGCGAGTCGGTGCTGCGCCGCGCGGGCAGCGTGGCCAACCCGGCCGGCGCCACCGCCACCTTCGACATCACGGCGCCGACCCAGTTCTTCCCCGACGGGCTGGAGATTCCGACGCGACACGACCTGCCCAAGGCGATGACCTACGGCGTCGTGTGGCGCAACCGCTGGTGGGGGCTGGACGCCACACAGGGCAACCGGATCCGGTTCACCGAGGTCTTCCTGCCGCAGGCGTGGCCCGACCTGTTCTACGTCGACATCCCGTTTGAGAAGGGCGACAGCATCACCGGGCTGGTGGCGCTGGGCGACACGCTGATCGTGTTCGGCAACACCGGCGTGTTTCTCATCATCGGCCAGACCTCGCTCGACTTTGAGGTGCGCCCCAGCGCCGGCGCGGTCGCCGGCAGCCTCGGCCTACGCGCCTGCTACGTCATCGAGCAGGGCGTCGTGCATTGCTCGGAGGGCGGCGTCTACATCTTCGACGGCGCCAGCGACCGGCTGCTGTCCGACTCCATCGTCACCGCGTGGCGCGACATGATGGAAAACTCCACGCCCGCCAGCATCGGACTGATCGCGGTCACCTATCACGAACGGCGCAAGGAGGTGCGGGTCAGCATCCCGCGCCTCTACGAGACCACCGGCCCGGGCGAGTGGATCCTCGACCTGTCGCGCACGCGCGAGCAGGAGACCGAGGCGTGGACATCGACCGACCGCGCCATCGGCGGCTACCTCCCGTGGGACGGCAAGGAAGTGGTCGCCGGCGACCAAGGCCGGCTGCTGTCGTGGAAGGTGGGCCTCGGGGGGCAACTGGCCGAGGAGGCCGTGGGGCACAGTGCCGACGGCGCCAACATGGTGTGCGTCTACGAAGGCCCGGCGCTGCTGGCCGCGCCTCGGCGCTCGACGCGCTACATCGACCTGTTTGGCGAGTACGGTCCCGCGCCCGGCACCTTCGCCATCGAGGTGCGCGTGGACGACGCGCCGGTCACCAACCTGTCGTTCAACATCGGCGCCGAGGTGTCCCTCTACGGCACGGCCGTCTACGGCACGTCGCTCTATGGGGGTAAACTGCGGCGCAACTTCACCTCGATGCTGCCCCTGTCGGCCGAGGGGCTGACGTTGACGCTGCGCGCGGTCTACGCCGGCAAGGCGCTGTTCCGCTGGTTCACCTACGCGGTCGGGCACCGGCCCGAGCCGCAGCTGCGAGGGTTCGACTAAATGGCGAGCTTCCCGACGACCCCGGTCGTCTTCCCCACGCGCGCGGACGCGACCCCCATCTTCGCCGACCACATGAACGCGGTGCAGGACGAGATCATGGCGCTGGAGGCCGCGCTGATCGGCGGCAGCCTGCCGTCCCATTCGGTCACTGCGCCGCTGACGGTGGTGGGCGCGTCACCCGTGCTGGTCCTTGACGACACTGGCGCAGTCGCGAACGCCCGCGCGCAGAACCTCACGGGCGATCTCATACTGTCGGCCAACACGTCGGGTAGCAGCAACGCCGACGACGCGGCGAAGGCGGCGGTCCAACTCGCCCTGCTGGCGTCGTCGGGTCGCCTCGCGCTCTACACCTCGCCCGCTGGCCCCGTGCCGCGCACGCCGGAACTGGTGCTGCTGGTCGAGGTCAACGGCGCGATCCGTGAGCGCGGGCGCACGGCCGCGATGGGCGACTGGGTCAACATCCCCTACAACGCCGGGTTCTTTGTCGGCGGCGGCTTCGCGTGGACGGTCGAGGCCGCCGACGTGGTGACCTACGCCTACTCACTGGTCGGCAAGACGATGACGATAACCGTCTACGTGCAGACGACGTCACTGGCCGGTGCGGCCAACTCGCTGCAGGTCGCCCTGCCCGCCGGATATACCGGGGCCGCGTTTGCGGCCGGGTCGGCGTATCTGAGCGACAACGGCGTGGTGGTCCCGGCGGTCTGGCGCGTGTCGCCCGCCTCGTCGGTGATCTTGTTCGGCAAGAATCACACGTTCAACGCCGCGTTCACCGCGTCGACCAACCTCACGGCGGTGGCCGCCACGATGTCGTTTCAAGTGAACACGCCGTAGGCTCATGGCGCGCACGAGCTACATCACGGCGCTGCTGGCGGGGCTGGACGCCGACCACAAGAAGGCGCTCAAAAGCGCCTTCGACTACGTGCTCGACAACCTGCGCTGGGGGCGGCCCGACCACAAGAAGCGCAGCGAGAACGGCCAGCAGTACTACTACGAGGCCATCACCGCACCAGTGGCCGACGCCGAGTTTTCCATCGAGCACGGCCTCGCGGTGGCGCCCTACCTGCTGGTGCCGATCCTCGCGCTCGACGCGCCGGGCACCGAGTTTGTGCCGCTGCTGGTGACGCGCGCGGCCGACAACGAGCGCGTCTACCTGTCGTCCCCAATCGCCAACGCGATCATTCGCGTGATGGTGGAGGCGTAGAATGGCCCGCACCGTGAAGCTGATCCTGCTGCTCACCCTGCTGCTGCTCGACGTGTGCGTGGTCACGCCGTGGCTGGCCGGCGCCGCCGCGCCGGGCGTCGACCGCGCGTGGTTCACCGCGCTCATCCCGCTGATTACGGCGGCCGTCGGCGCGATGACCAAGAAGAAGAAGCAGCCCATTGGCTACGCCAGCAACCCCGACAGCGGCGGCGAGACCGACGGCGGGGGCGGGGGCTTTGACTGGGGCGCGGCCGCGCCGTGGCTGGCCGCCGGCGGCGCGGGGCTGGCCGGCTACATGCTGGGCAACCGGGGCGACGACGACAAGAAGAAGACCGACAGCAACGGCATCCTCACGTCGATGCTCGCGCAGCAGCAGGCGCGGATGCAGCAGAACGAACCGGCGCAGCAGGCGATCCTGTCGATGGCCAGCGGCATGATGCCGACCTACATGAAGCAGCCCGGCGGCGGCCTCGACCAGTGGCAGCGCGGCTACGAGTCGCGGTCGGCCAGCGCCAACACGGCGGTGCCGCGCACGCCTTACCCGGGGAGCTACCAGCTGCCCGGCGCGCAGTACGAGAACTGAGGCACCCATGGCCCTGCAGTCCTACGACCAATACACCGGCGGCGGCGCGGGCGCGATGACCGGGGTGCCGGCCGCGCAGACGCCGGTGCCGGCCGGATGGAGCGCCGCCACCGCGCAGCCGCAGCCGTCGCCGAGCTTCTCGCCGTGGACGGCGCAGCAGCAGCCCGGCAGCCAGCAGGCGATGCCGTTTTTTGACGACCCGCTGTCGCAGCCGCTGATGGAAAGCTGGGGCCGCCGGATGACGCAGCTGCGCTCGCCCGGGCCGCGCTACGGCGATGTCGAGCGGACCATGTGGGGGTCGATGAACGAAGACCCGCGCCTCACCGGGCTGATCAAGAACATGACCGGGCTGGCCAACCGCAGCGCGCCGGGCAACGCCTACCTCGGGCAGTATGCCGCCTCGACCACCAAGCGGATGGGCGAACTGAACGAAGAGCCGTTTGACGCCAGCGCCGAGGCGCAGCTGAAGGCGCGCTTCTTCGATGACCTCGCGCGCAGCCGGGACGACCGCACGCAGCAGCTGAAGGAGCGCCTCGCCTCGATGGGGATGGCGCCCACCAGCGGCACCGCGCAGGAAGCCGGCGCGCTGCTGGAGGGCGAGTACGAGGGGGCGCGCGCCGGGCAGCAGCGCGACCTGCTCAAGTACGTGACCGACGAGCGCAACCGCCGGCGCGACCTCGCGGTCGAGATGTCGGGCGGGCTGTCGTCGCACGGGCAGGCCGACGCCAGCAACCGCGCGCAGTGGATGTCGCAGCAGGCCAACCTCGGGCAGGGGCTGGCCGGCATCCTCGCCAACCTGCAGACCAACCGCGCCAACGTCGCGCAGGGCATTGCGGGCCTGCGCCGCCAGAGCTACCTCGATGACATCGAGCGCGGCGGGATGGAACTGGACACCAGCGCCCTGCCTTCGGCGCTGGGGCAGCAGCGGATGACGCAGCTGCAGCAGATGCTGTCGCAGAACACGCCGACCCAGCAGCAGCTGTTCGAACAGCAGATGGCGCAGCAGCGCGCGGCCGACGAGAACCGGCGCTACGCCGATCAGAACCGCACCAATATGTGGGGCGCCATTGGCCAGTTCGCGGCGCCGGCCATCGGCGCGGTCGCCGGCCACTACTTCCCGCAGCAGGGCCAGCGGTAGGCCATGGCCGGCTGGATCCCGCAACTGTTTGCCGGCGGTCTCGGCGGTCCCTCCGGGGTGCCGCCGCTGCCCGACCTGCCCGGCCTCGGCGGCGCGCCGGGGATGGGACCGGACCCGTTGGCCGGCTTCGCGCCGCCGCCACTGGGCGCGTTCGAACCCTACGCCGCGCCGGCGCTGGACGAGGACAGCGGCGTGGCGCCGGTGCCCTACACGCCGCAGCAGACCGGCGCGCCGATGGCGCTGGGCAACCTGCTGGGCGGCCTCTACGGCGGCGAGAACCCGACGGTGGACGCCGCCAGCGCGCAGATGCGCGGCGAGCGGGACGCGGCGCGCGCGGCCGAACCGATCCCCGACGCCCGGTCTCAGTACGAGGAGGACGAGCAGGACGACGCCGACCTGTTCCAGCCGCACGGTCTCAAGCGCACGCTGGTCGAGCGCGGCATCCCGGCGCTCATCGCGGCGCTGGCGGGCGCGTTCGGCGGTGGCTCGGCGGCCGCCACTGGGATGCTAGCCGGCAGCAGCAAGGGGCTGGAGCAGCAGCGCGCGGAAGAACTGGAGCAGGCCAAGATCGAATCGGCCCGGCGCGACCGCAAGCGCGCGCGGCGGGACGCCAACCAGCAGCGCGACTGGCAGCGGATGCAGGACCGCGCGGCCGCCACCAACACGCTGACCGCGAAGCTGCGCGAGTTCGAAGACCCGCAGGCGGGCCTCGCGTGGCTGCGCTCCTCGTCGGTGCGGAAGAGCTACGCGGCGATGGGCGTGGACGTGGACGAGATCGGCGGCGCGCTGGCGCCCGAGATGGAAGCGAAGCTGCGGAAAGAGGCGCGCACCATCTACAAGGACACGCTCGCCAACCTGCAGACCCTCTACAAGGACAAGGCGCTGCCGCCGAGCATTTTGGACGAGGTGGCGCAGGACTTCCACGGCGTCCACATGACGCTGCGGGAACTGGCCGACTACGGCGGCGAGGGCGCGCTGGGCAAAGACGCCGAGATGAAGCTGGCGCCGCTGCACCCGGGCACGTTCGAAGCGCAGATCGAGGGCGCCTTCAAGACCTTCGAAGAGAACACCGGCCGGCCGCCCGACGTGAAGGAGCAGGGCAACATCGTGCTGGCCGAGCGGAAGAAGTGGACGGAGTCGGGGCGCGACCCGGCGACCGCGCAGCTGACGCAGCTGCTGCTGCAGGGACGGGTCGACGCGCAGGCCGAGACCCGGCGCAGCGAAGGCGAGATGGCGCGGCACTACACCAAGCCGCAGCTGCAGCTGATGGTGCAGCTGGAGAACCAGTACAACAAGCAGGCGGCGCCCTACGCGGCCAAGGCGCGGTTCTTCAACGAGATTCGCGACACCGCCCCGCGCGCGCTGCGGAAGGACGGCAAGAGCGGCAGCCCCATCGCCCAGACCCGGATGATCTTCCAGTATATGAAGATGCTGGACGAGGACAGCGCGGTGCGCGCCTCCGAGCAGCGGCAGGTGCGGGACGCGCGCGGCATCCCCAACTGGGTGCTCGACGCCTACTGGCAGGCGCGCGACGGGCAGGTGCTCAACAACGACATCATCCTGCAGATCGTGCAGGAGGCCACCTCGACCTACGACGTGGCCAAAAAGCAGCACTACCAGTACGCCAAATCCATCGCCGAGCAGGCCGACCGGTTCGACATCGATGTGAACGACGTGGTGCGCGACTACAACGCCTACGGCGACCCGATGGGCGGCCCCAACGACAAAGACTGGCCCTACAAGCGCCCCGAGTCGGTCGACCGGGGCAACCGGCGCGAGCCGGCGGCCGCTGCGCCCAGCGAGGCACCAGCGGTCCCACCGGCGGCGTCAGCGGCCGAGCCGGCCGCCCCGCCGGGCGCCGCAGCGGCCACGCCGACGTTCGACTTCCGCACGCAGGGCGCCGACCCCGGGCGGCCGCCGACCCCGGGCGAGATTCGCGCCGGCGGCGCGCGGCCGGGCGCGAAGGTCATCGAAGGGGTGCCCGGGGGCGCGCGCGGGTTGCCCGGGGCCGCCCCGACCGGGACCAAGCCGACGCCGTCCGCTGGGCCGATGGTGGCGCCGACCGCCAAGACCGTGCAGGCCAAGCGCATCGTGCAGGCGCGCGACGGCAGCTTCCACTACGTGACGGGCGTGCCGGCTGACGGCGGCGGGGTGCAGGCGCGCCGCGTCAAGAAGGTCGACGGGCGCTGGGTGTTTGCCGACGGCGAGCCGGGCGACGGCACGCCGGTGCCGGGCTACTAGCGTGAGCGATAAGTCTTCCGGCCTGCTGTCGTTTGACGAGATCGCGGGCGTCGTCGCCACGCCGGCCGAGGTGCGCGCGGGCACCACCAGCGGGGGCCGCTCGGCCTCCATGGGCGGCTACGGGGCGCTCGCCGACATCGGCTACGGCGCCGCGCGGTGGCTGGGACAGGGCGCCTACAACGTCGGCAAGACGGTCTACGACACGCCGCTGGGCGGCCTGTTCGACAACATCATGGGCGGGCTGTCGGGCAAGGGCGCCGAGGCGCAGGCCAAGGAAGGCGCCGCGCTGTTCGGGATGCCCAGCGCCGAGGAGGAGGCCGCCGCCGCGCCGTCCGCGCAGGACGAGTATCTCAAGCGCATCCTCGCCGAGGCCGAGGAGCGCAAGCGCCAAGCGGCGCTCGCGCGCACGCCCGGCAGTCGCCGCGCCGCAACCGGTGCGCTGACGCCCGAGGCCGACGACCCCGCCGCGCGCTTCACGCTGGACACCAAGGCACTGGTCGACGCCGAGAACGAAACCCTGCAGCCGGTGCCCGAGGCCACCCTGCCGAGTGAGGCGAAGCCGCCGGCCGAGTACGGCACGCTGGAGGGGGCGCTGCAGTTCCAGAACCCGCGCGAGGCCGCCACCGGCACCGCGCTCGACGTGGCCTCGTCGCTGGCGCCCAACCCGGTCAGCCGCGCCGAGATCATCATGGCGCTGTCGCGCACGGCCCCGAGGGCCGCGCGGTTCCTGCTGGCGCACCCGCGTCTGGGCAACGCCGCCATCAACGCCGTGCGCGAGGGCGCGATGGGCGCCGGGCTGGGCGCGTTCCAAGAGGCCGACCCCTACACCGGCGCCGGCTACGGCACGGCACTGGGCGCGCTGTTGCCGCCGTCGCTGGGGCCACAGCCCGGCCGCATCACGGCGGCGCGGGAGTCGCTGGCCGACGCCGCCACCCGCAGCGCACAACAGCGCGCCGGGCAGGCGTTCAGCCCGAGCACCAACCCCAACAAGCGGTTTGTCGAGCGCAACTGGGAGCGGATGACGCGCGAGGCGCCGACGTGGACAAACCTTGAGCGCGTGCAGCAGCAGGCGCAGCGCGCGGCCGATACCGCCGGCGCGCAGTTGCGGGAGCACTTCGCCAACATCCGCCAGCCGAACCAGACAGCGGGCCTGCGACGGACGACCGCCGCGCTGACGCGCGCGGGCAACCTGCTGCTCAGTCACGGCGTGGAACTGGCGCCGCAGACGCGCGAGAACCTGCAGTCGGTGGTCGGCGCGCTGCGGGGACTGAACCCGCGCAGCACCAACCTGCACACGCTGCGGAACGCGCACGGCATGGTCATCGACGCGCTGCATGAGGCCGGGCGCGAAAACCGGCGCATCAGCCAGCTGATGATGCACAACACGGTGCGGCAAGTCTTCGACAACGCCGCGCAGGCCGGGGTGGTGCCCGCGAGCCGCCGGGCGATGGTCACCGGCGGGCTGGGCATCGAGGACGTGGCCAACGCGGTCACGCCGTCGCGCGTGAACACCCGGCCGATCCTGCGCCAGCTGCAGCGCGCGCAGCAGCGCCACTTCCAGCACCGCAGCGATGCCGGGCGGTGGATCACCGACGACCAGTTGGGGTTCGACAACCTGCAGACGCTCATCGATCAGATCGCGCAGAACGGCAACGAGATCAACCTCGACACGCTCCGCAGCATCCGGCAGTCGTGGGACAACATCGTGGCCGGCGGCGCGGGCACCGGGTTCCTCGCGGACAACATCGCCGACGAGAGCAAGCGCGGCGCGCATCGCATCGCGCGCGGCGTGCTGTCCGACCGGATGGCCGCGACCACGCCCGAGGTGGTCCCGCTCAACCGGGCCTACAGCTACCACCAGAACGTCGCTGACGTGGTGGCCGCCACGCCGAGGCGGCGCACCGGGCAGACCAAGGGACCGCTGGCGGGCATCGCGGCCACCGCTGGCGTCGGGTTCGGCACGCATCGGGGCGACGACGAAACCAGCGCCGGGGACGCGCTGGGGTCGCTGACGGCCGGCGCGCTGGCGTGGTATGCCACCCGGCTGATCAAGTCTCCGAACTGGAACCTGTTGAGCGCCAAGATACGGCTGAAGGTCGCCGACGCGCTGCGCCGGGGCAACACCAGCGTGCTGCGCCACACGCTGGCGCGCGCCGAGGGCTACCTGCACCGCCGCGCCGCCGGGCGCGCCGGCCCCGACTTCGCCGAACAAGACAACGACCTGTCGGACGACGAGAGTGACGCGCAGCTGCAGCGGATCCTCGGCGGCTACGCGCTGGAGCCGGGCGTCACCGCGCCTGCGCGCGATGCCAGTGAGATCCCCGACCCCATCGAAGACGGCGACGAGGACGACGACAACGAGGCCGGCGTGCAGCCGGGCATCGACACCCTCGACATCGGCGTGCCCGGCGTCGACCCGCTGGTGCCCGGCAGCCGGCTGACGCCCGACGCACATGAGGCCATCGAAGGCGAAGAGGCCGCCAACCGCGCCGAACCGGGACGCGAAGCGCGCAAGGCCGAACTGCAGCGCGCCGGCTTCAGTGGGCGCGAACTGCGCGAGATGCTGCGGGGCGGCGCCAGTCTGGTCGACAAGGTCAGCCAGCCGTTGCTGGAGGGACCAGACCTGCCGGGCTGGCCGCGCACCGAGAAGTTCCTCGGCGCGCTGTCGCAGTTCACCTCGCCGATGGACATCGCGTCGGTGGGCACGTCGGTCGCCCGGCCGCTGCTGGGGACCGCCACGCGCGTCGGTCGGGTGGTCGAGGGCGTCGGGCGTGGCATCGGCGCGGCGACGGCCCTGCAGGGTGCCGAGGGCATGGTCGAGGGCGTGGAGCAGGGTGACCCGCTGCGGTTTGCCGGCGGGGCCGTAGGAACCGCGCTGGGGGGCGCTGGGATGCGTTCTGGCGGGGTGATCCCGGCGGCGGGCAGGGTCGGCCGGCGGCTGGTCGCAGGCCTCAAGGCGGGCGGCATGGACGCGCTGGTGGGGCCGGCGCTCGCGCTGGGCGCCGAGGGGCTGGTGGACGACCCGCTGGTGGCCGCCATCCTGCCCGACCGGGCCGACCGCGAGCAGCTGGCGCAGTGGGTGCGGCTGGGCGGCGCCGCCTCGCTGCCGGCGGTGCTGATGGCGAAGGGCGGCAAGGCCAAGGCCGGCGCGCCCGTGCCCCACCCGGAGACCGGCATCCTGCACGCCGACGGCCAGCCGGTGGTCTTCCATCACGGCAGCACGTCGCGCGACATCGCCGTGACCGACCTCGACCCCGGGCGCGAGGGCGTGCGGCCCCGGTCGGGTGCCGCCGGCCTGTCGTTCACGACCGACCCGCGCGCCGCCAGCGGCTACACGCGCCCGCCAAAGGCCGGCATCAAGACGCCGGCCGGCCGAGTGCTGGCCGCGCAGCTGGTGATGCGGAACCCGCTGGACATCACCGACGCCATCAAGCGCGGCCAGAAGAAGGGTCTGAGCTTCGGGGACGCCAAGCGCGAGGCGCTCAAGGCGCTGACGCCCGAGCACGACGGCGTGATCTTCCGGGGCGACCGTGTCAACCCCGACGAGTATCAAGTGTTTTCGCGGGAGCAGGTGCGCGCGCCCGAGGCCGCCGAGGCCAACGACACCGGCCGCGAGCGGCGCGAACGCTTGGCGGCCAAGCCCAAGACGCCGCCGGTCACCGGCGAGCCGCCCGAGGTGCCCATCGAGACCGGGCTGGTGGCGCCGTCGGGGCAGTCGCTGTCGGATGCGGTCGAGGCGCCGATCCTCCTCGGCCCGACGGGCAAGGTGGTCTCGGGCAAGAAGCCGACCGCCGGCCCGGTGCGCCTTGGCGTGAAGGCGACCACGCGCGCGTCGACCATCCACGCGGCGATCCTCGGCGGCGGCTACAGCGTCGACCTCAAGACCGGCGTGGTCCCCGACACCGGCACCTTCAGCGGCCTCTACCCGAACTACGACACCAAGAACGTGCTGGTGGTGCCCAAGGCGCAGTTCACGCAGCAGCACATCAAGAACTATGTCGCCCAGATGCAGGGCGAACTGCGGAAGCCCGAGCGGTATCTGGGCGGCTGGGTCGACACCGCCGGCGACACCGAGGCCGGCAAGGCGCTGCGCGCGGCCGGCGACGACGCGGGCGCTGAGAAGCTGCGGCAGGCGTCGGGCGACCCGTCGGCGCAGTATCCGCTGGGCACCGAACTGGTCTACCTCGACGTGCCCAAACGCTTCGCCGACGACACGCTCGTCAAGGGGAAGCCGGCGCCGAACCTCGGCCTGCAGATCCGGCAGGCGACCAAGACGGGCGAAGGCCCGCTGGCGCTGGACCCGAACCAAGCCACGCGCGAGGCCGGCGCGCAGAAGGCCGTCTACACCGCCGACGCCGGCATCCCCGCGCACCTGCGCGCGGGCGGCGGGTTCACCAACGTCAAGAACTGGCGGTCGTTCATCGAGGGACCGGTCTACGAGCGCCGCTACCATGAGCAGGCGCAGCGCGGCGACGAGTGGCTCAAGACGCAGGGCGGGCAGGCGTGGTGGAAGCTGCACGGTAGCATCATCGAGCACGTCTACGGTCCCGATCTGATGAAGCAGGCCGCCGGGTTCCTCGCCGCGACCTCGCCGCGCACCAGCGTGCATGAGAACATCCGGCAGGCGTCGGTCTATCTGCAGCGCGTCATCCGAGGCGAGCCGCTGATCCAGCCCGACTGGCGCATGACCGGCGGCCAGCACTACGGCAAGAACGGGCCGATCCAGATGCCCATGGAGACCGTGCGCGTCGGGGCGCTGGAGCGCGCGGCGCGCGGCGAGAAGGTGGCGCAGTTCAAGATCGGCGACATGCAGGGCGCGCTGATGGGCGAACCCGATCCGGTCACCGCCGACACGCACCACGGCAAGCTGGGCGAAGACCCGACCGAGGGGATCTATCTCAGCACGGTGCCGGGGAAGATCACCGACGAGCAGTACCCGATTATGAAAGCCGTGATGCAGGCGCACGGCCGCGCCAAGGGGCAGACGCCGGCCGACTACAGCGCGAAGGTGTGGTCGGGCATCATCGAAACCATCAAGGCCGAGGGCGGTCTCTACGGCACGCCCTATCAGCTGACGGCCTCGGACGCCACGCCGCTGTTCACGCAGTTCGAACAGATCCTCGGCAAGGTCGCCACGCACCACGGCTACCCGCTGGACGAGTTCATCGCGCGCGTGCGCGCCGGCGATGCGAACCTCATGGCCGCGCTGCTGTCGACCGGCGTGGGCGCCAGCCTCTACGCGAAGTGGCTGCAGGCCGACGAGGCGGGCGAGGGCGAGGGCGCGCCGCCGGCGTCGTAGGTGGTTGGGTTATCATCCCACCCCGGAGGGTGCATGTTGCGATGGACGCGGGCGGTGTTGCTGGTGGTGCCGCTGTTGGCGCTGGGTTGCGAATCCACCGAGCGCCCGCCCGACCCGGTGCCGGTGCCGACCCCGGTGCCGCCGATCATTCAACCGACGCGCATCGAGTATCGGGTCACCGGCACACTGGCGCGCGCGACCATCACTTACGTCAGCAGCACGCAGGGCACGACGCAGGTCGCCACCGAGTTGCCGTGGTTCCTCTCCTACCAGACGCTGCAGCCGTCGACCTTTGTGTATCTGAGCGCCGACGCCGCGCTGGACAATTTCATCGAGGGGTCCGTCATCGTGCAGGTGTTTGTCGACGGGGTGCTCTTCCGCGAGGCCCGCGCGCGCGGGTTCACGCCGTCGGTGGCGGTGAGTGGGGAGGTCGTCCGGTGACGCGCATCCTGTGGGCAGTCGTGATGGTGGCGCTGGCGGTGCCGGCGGCGGCGCAGACGCCGCTGCGGGACGCGGGCGCGCGGGCGGTGGCGGCCGAGGCGGCGCAGTATGCGTCGATCCGCACCGAGCCGCCGCTGGTCAACAAACAGCTGTTCTGGACCGGCATCGTGCTGGGCGCCGCTGCCGTCGCGGTGGCGATCCTTGCGGTCACCTCCGAGCAGCGGTCGGATCTGAGTGGCGAGTATCGCAGCGTGCGCCTCGGCGTCGACCTCGCGCCGTGCGGCACCGACCCGCAGACGACCGTGCGGCCGGTGGCCGAGTGCGAGGCCAACGAGCCGATGCTCTGGGTGGCCGGCGGGATGGCCGCCGCCTCGACCGCGCTGATCGTCTACGGCGGCGGGCGGGACTACACTGGCTACCCGTCAGCCGGTCCCCGCGTGCGCTGGCGCGTGCGCTTCTGAGGAGGCTCCATGTTGACCGTCACGCTGATCCTGCTGCTGTGCGCGCTCGTCATCACCATCGGCGATGCCATGGGCAAGGCGCCCCTCTGGCCGGCGGTGCTCATTCTGATCGTGGTCGGGTTGCTGCAGTCGGTGCCCGTCCGCTAGACTCGCGCGACCCCCTAACCCTGTCCGTTTGAAGGAGACCTCCATGAACGCTCGACTGGCCTACATCGTGTTCGTTGACGGCGGTGGCCCCGGCATCGACAACAGCCTGCCGCAGCCGCCCAACGTCCCCGGCTACCCGCTGCCGACGCCGCCCGGCTTTGGCGGGGGTCCGGTCGACCCCGGCTACGGCCGCCCCGGCTGGTCGCCGGTCGACCCCGGCTACGGGCAGGGGCATCCGCGCCCGCCGCACGCCGGCTGGCCGTCGCCGCCGAACTACCCGACCACCGGCCCGGTGTTCCCGCCGGTCACCATCGACAACACGCTGCCCGAGGGCACGCCGCCGCCGAGCATCAGCCTGCCCATCGTGCTGCCGCCCGAGATCAACCCGGAGCCGCCCGACCCGGATCGCCGGTTCGAATTGAAGTACTCGGCGCGCTATGGCTGGGTGCTGGTGCCGGTGTCCGACGACGAGGCCGAACCCAAGTAGGCCGCCGGCCGCCGGTGCTTTTGGTCGGGGCACCGGCGGCCGGGTTATTTGGAAGGCGTCTGTGCGGCCTTGGCGGCCCGCTGGGCGCGATGTTGCAACCCGGCCTGCACGGCCGCTCGGATTGACGCGGCGTCCCGTCCTGCGGCCTCTGAGAGGCAGTCCATCAGTTCCCCCTTCGACAGCCGGGCCAGTTCGACCACGACCGCCGGCGGCGTCAGCAGCGCCGGGCTGCGGGGCCGGCCCTCCGACTTGCTGCCGTTGACCCGCGCCGCCGCCCGCTTGGCCGGCGTCGACTTGCTGCCGATCACCCGCCACGGGTTGCCGTCTTCATACTCGACCGTGTAGCCGTGCGCGCGCAGCGTGACCGCCATGGCCTCGCGGGTGCCGGCCACCGTGTCGATCCGGGTGCTGCCCCGGGTGTTGTAGCGCACCTCCCGCACCGTCGGCGGGAGGCGCACCGCCTCAATCGGTTGCACGCGGCAGTCGTAGCCGGCCGCCTGCGTGGTGATGTCAATCAGCATCGTGTCCCTCCGTTGGGTTCATTGTCTCATGCCGCCGGCGCAAACCGAGCGCCCGGCGGCGCCCCGAATCCCGGCAGGCAGGTCTGTAGCATTTTGCCGTGGCGCTCGCGCGCCCGGCCGCAGTGCCGGCACAGGGTCTCGTCGGTGACCTCGGCGACCACCGGCTGGCCGGTCTCGGCATCCGCCAGCGGCGCCGTGGTCGGCGGGCGCTTGCGCCGGCGGATGGGGTCGGGCGCCTGCTGCAGCGCGCGGCCGACGAGCAGCGTCACCCACATCTGCACCTCTTTGCGGGTCGCCGGCCCGCCGCGCTTGTAGGCGCCGGCGCGGATGCGCCGCAGCTGATCGTCGTTGAGCACCAGCCTCAGGTTGGTCGTCACCGGCTCCTCCTCGCGTGTTGGGCGCGCCGCTGCTCCCAGCGGTCGCGCAGTAAGCGGGCACGGGTCTCGGCGACCGTGCCGGCGTCCATGAAGGCCAGCCACGCCTCGGCGTAGGGCGAGGCCTCGCCAAAGAACGGCGCCGCGTCGTAGACGTTGAGCGCCACCAGCTTGCCGAGGTCGGAGTAGGCGCCGATGGCGACCACGCCACCGCCGGGCGCCTCGATGTCGACCACGGCCACCTTGACCTGCAGCCCCTCGCGGGTGCGCCAGCTGGTGCTGTCGCAGCCGCTGCCGTCGCCCAGCAGGGCGCCCAGTGCCACGCGCAGGCGGGCGGCCTCGCCTTGGAGTGTCTCGTCCATGGTCAGTCTCCCGTCTGCAGGTAGTGGTTCAGTTCGGCGGTGGTCGGCGCGGTGCAGACGCTGCACGGGATGCCGGCGCCCTCGGACAGCCGGCGCACCGCGACGGTGTAGGCGCTGCGGCCGTGGCCAAAGCGCGTCGTGGCCGAGTGCTCATGCGGCAAGGGCACGCGCAGCGCCTGCTGCGCGATGCGCTCGGCGGCGTGCGTGTCGCAGAGCCACACGGTGTGCGAGCACCACGCACGCGCCGCGTCGGTGATGGTGTAGGTGGCGTCCACGTTAGCGCCCCGCCGCCGTGATGGCCACCGCCTGCGCGTTGAACGCCGCGCGCTCCTCGGTGGCGCGCTCGGCCTCGCGGAAGGCCGCGATGTGCGACCGCGCGCTCGCGGGGCCGGTGAACCAGAGCGCCTTGCCGCTGTCGGTGACGAACGCGAGTGCGCCGCCGAACACGCTGGTCAGATACTCGGGGCCGGCCGCCGTCTGGCGCACGACGAGGTGGTGGCCGCCTTGTTTCACGATTCGCAGGTCGATGCTCATTGTCGGTTTCCTCGGAACGGGGCCGGCCCAACGCCGACCCACCAGACGATTATGGGCCGGCGTTGGGTTTCCTGTCAACCCCCCTGTGTTTGCTGGGGATTTACGTCAGTGTGTCCCGCAGCAGGCGGGCGTAGGTGCGGCTGAACGCCTCGCCGTGCATGTCCCGGCGCTTGGGCAGTGCCTGCTGCACCGGCGGCCACCCGCCGGCGACTCGGGCGCGGACCCGCATCTCGCGGCGCACCTGCCGGCGCTCGCGCGCCTTGGTCAGCTGCACCGCGTGGGCGCACTCATGCAGCACCGTGCCCAGCGACAGCTGCTTCGCCTTGATCGTGTCGGTGTCGAGCACGATGTAGTCGGCGCCGCCCCGGCCGACCGACGACGGCAGCCGGCGGAACCGCAGCGGGAAGCGCGGCCCCAGCACCGCCGCGACGTAGATGCGGCAGGTGCGCTGGTCGACCATGACCTCGTTGGCGCGGATGTCGAGGTCGGTGACGCCCAGCCGCTGGCACCACGCCCGCACCGTCGGGTAGTAGTCGCCCTTGGCGGGCACGCTCGCACGCTTGCTGGCGCGGGCCATCAGCGCACCTCCTCGATAGTGAAGAGCACCACGACGCCGACGACGGTGGCGACGAGCCACACGTCGGTGTCGACCACGCCAAGCGCCACGCCAAGCGCCCCACCAACCCACGCGCCGAGAAGCCCGGCGGCCATCAGAGCACCTCCCGGTCGGGCACGCTGACGACGCTGACGACGTGGTCGTAGGTCGGCGCGAGGTCGGAAAACTGCATCTTCACGCGCACCGCGCGCACGCCGTTGTCGAGGACCGCCTCGACGTTGTGCAGGACGCGCGCCTTGCGCGGGACGTAGCCCGGCGCGGGCTGCGGGGCGAAGTTGATCGTGATGGTCATCAGCGGCCCCCTCGCAGCGCGTTGACGGCCTCGTCGCAGTGCCGGCGGATGATGCCGGCCACCACTGCGCGCTGCGTGTCGGCCTCGGCCTGCGCCTTGTCGAGGATGCGCTTGGCGTTCGCGCGCGCGCCGTCGGTGATGCGCTCGCGCTCCTCGCGCGCCGACTCGATGATGCCGCGCGCGGTGTGCCGCGCGGCGCCCGGCAGCTGCAGGTCGATGGCGCAGTCGCTGGTGATGTCGCGCTCGATGTCGAGCCGGTTGTCGGCCAGCCACGGGCCGAGATAGGAGTGCGGCCCTAGCTGGGCGATGAAGCGGTCAAGCGCGGCGAGTTCCTGTGCTTTGGTCATGGTCGGTTCCTCGGACAGTGACGGGTTAACGGCGGCTCCAGCCCTTGCGGGCCGGGGCGCCGGCGGCGAGTTCCAGACAGCGCGGGCAGGTGCCGTCCAGACGGTTCCACGCCTTGCGGCAGCCGTCGGCGTGCTGCGTGCCGAGAGGCGCCTTGGGGTGACGGTCGCAGACGCCCGAGGCGGCGGCGGTGGGCCGCGCGCAGACGGTGCAGGGGCGGGCGACGAGGTAGCGAGTCGTTGTGGTCATGTGATGATTATGCACGACGTTGGGTTTCCTGTCAACTGCGCCGGATTTACTGGGCTTTCTCGCGCGCAGCGACGGCGTCGGAGTAGTCGCCGAGGGTCTCCCACAGGAACCGGACCACGCAGCCGGCGACCACCAGCAGCGCGAGGACGAGGAGGCCGGCGACGGCACCGCAGCCGGCCTCCAGCAGCCAGATCACGACTGCACCTGCGGCCCGTGGCCGAAGTAGACCGCCGCCAGCGGGCAGGCGGCCCAGTCGGGCGCGAAGCCGCCGCCGGCGAGCCAGCCGCGCAGGTCGCCGCGCAGGTCGTGCAGCCACGCGCGGTCGTCGGACGTGAGGCGGCGGTCGTGCCGCAGGAGGCGCTCTTGCGCCTGCAGGTTCGCGTTGGGGTCCATCGTCGTCACTCCTCGGAAGGGGCGGCCCGCAGGCCGCCCCGGGGTTGCTACAGGGTCCAAAACTCGTCGGGGCGCACCGCGCGCGCCTCGTTCATGTCGAGCGTGCCGTCGTAGTCGCCACCAGAGGGCACCACGGTCGCGTAAGCGGCCACGGCCACCGGCGCGAGCACCGGCGTCACCTTGGCGCTGCCGCGCGGCTTGTGGGGCAGCCCGTAACGCTTGGCGCACACCGGGCCGTAGCCGACCTCGATGCTGCCCTCGTCGGTCAGCCCCTGCGTGCAGAAGCTGCACTGGCCCGTGAGGCGGCCGTAGGCGGCGCCGGCGGCGGCCGGGTCGGCCGCGATGGCGCGCAGCGCGTCGACCAGTTCCGGCGCGATGCCGTAGGCCGTGCCGTCGGCGGTGACCTTGCCGGCATACTCGCCGCGCACCTTGACGTAGACCGCGCCGGGGTTCTTGCCCGTCAGCGGGGCCAGCGACAACGCTAGCTCGCCGGCGCCCGGGGCGGCGAAGCGCACGCGGGGCGACTTGAGACCGCGCTCGCGGGCGCCCGACAGGAACGCGACGACCGGTGCGAGGTCGACCGTCGGGGCCGGCGCGGTGACGACCGGCGCGGCCGCGCGCAGGGTCGCGCAGAGGTGGATGTCGGCGTGCTTGCTGCCGACGCCGCGCGTCCAGTCGATGACGGTGCCGGGCGCGATGGTGGTCTTGCAGGCGGTGCAGGTGCTGGCGAACTTGGCGGTGATGGTCATTGTCGTTTCCTCGGTCCCGGGGGCGACCCAACGCCGCCCCACCAGAAGAGTATAGGGCAGCGTTGGGTTTCCTGTCAACCCCCGGATGTTTGCTAGGGTTTTGGCCTCACACCCCCTCATCGAAGAGCTTGTTGACCCGGGCGCGCAGGTGGTCGCGCGACTGCTGCAGCCGGGCGTTCTGCTGGGCGAGGTCGACCACGGTCTCGCGCGCCAGCTGCAGCACCGCCGCCGCGTCGTCCAGCATCCGCACCAGTTCCGACAGGTTGGCGCCGATGCGCTGCTCGTCGGCCTTCACGGTGGCCGCCGTGGGCGCCGGCGGCGGCGCCTCCTCGACCACCTCGGGGACCGGCACCGGGGCCGGCACGGCCACCGGCCGGCGCCGCGCCAGAAGGTCGGGCACCTGCCGCGCCTGTTCGGCGGCCTCGGCCTCGGCCATCACGCGCGCGGCCAGCGCCTCGCGCTCGACCGACAAGGCCGCCTCGTCCCGGGGGACGACCCCCAGCGACACGCTGA